TCAAGATTTATTAGAAGATATTTTAGATAATGGAGTCGTAAAAACGGACAGAACTGGTACAGGTACAATATCGGTATTTGGTAGACAAATTAAACATAAGATGTCACAAGGATTTCCTTTACTTACCACAAAGAAAGTATCATTCAAAACAATAGTAACGGAACTCCTATGGTTTCTAAGAGGAGACACCAATATCAAATATCTTGTAGAAAATGATTGTCACATATGGACAGGTGACGCTTATAAACATTATCGAGAGACTAAAGAAATAAAAAGACAATATGATAATTGTGGTGATGTTGCCGATGTGAAAGAATTTGAGGAAATGATTTTACAAGATGATGAATTTGCAGACCAATTTGGTGATTTAGGACCAATCTATGGTAAACAATGGAGAAGATGGAAAACTGAGGATGAATATCTCGATGGGGTATCATATTTCAAATACCCACCAATAGACCAAATCACAAATTTAATCAACGAACTAAAAACAAATCCAGATAGTAGAAGATTAATGGTTTCAGCTTGGAACGTTGGTGAGTTAGAACAAATGGTTCTCCCACCTTGTCATTACGGGTTCCAAGTTTACACTAGAAAGTTAACAGGTGAAGAGATGTGGGATTTATTAAAAAATAAAGTGGGGGAAGAAAAATTCAAATCTATGGTTGATGATGTCGTACCATTTGGTGGTGGGTTAAGTGAGGAATTGGAAACAAATAGGATACCTAAACGGGCGATATCGTTAATGTGGAACCAAAGATCTGTAGACACATTTTTAGGTTTACCATTTAACATTGCATCATATGGTTTATTATTAGAGATTCTTGCCGCTGAAGTTAATATGGTGGCGGAAGACTTAATAGGTAATTTGGGTGATGTTCATTTGTATTCCAACCACGTTGAACAAGCTAAAGAACAAATCGATAGAGAACCATATAAGAACTTACCGGTATTAAAGTTCAGCCCCATACAATTAGCGCATTTTGAGCACCACATGGACCCGTTTAAAGACCATATAATGGAGTCACAACCATATCAATTTATTATTGAGGGGTACGAATGTCATCCAACCATAAAAGCTCCGTTAAGTAATTAACGACCTTGACCATGGTATTTTTTGGGTTTTTGGGCTTTAGGGCCATAACTCTTCTTATATTTACCTTTTCTTCTTTTTCCAAAAATCATCTTCATTGAAGATGATGAACCTTTTGCTTTTGCCATTTTGTTTAATTTATCTATATAAATATTTTATAAATTATTTTCGTATATTTGTCATATAACTAATAACTAAATGGAAGATATCTTAACACAAAGGTTTCACTACGCTAGTATTATACCCTATAAGGATTATTCTAGATTATGTGATAAAAATCCTAATCCAACCACATTTAACAATAGTTTGGATAGGTTGGACGGATTGGACAAGTTGTCTTGGGATGTATTTCAAATTGTACCTTCCGACATAAAAGGTACAATATTCAGTTTACCTGAAAAACGAGGTAAAAAAAGAACACATTATTTTCATTCAGAAAATAATGAGGTACAGGAAAATTTTCAATTAAATTATTTGTATTCATCAGGTAAAGACCACTCATTTGACACTATAAAAGATAATCAAATCAAAAGACATTTTGGTAACCCATTTTCTGATATTACAATTCATACCGTTGAGAGGTCAATAAGACGACATGAAGATAAAATTACAATTAAAGTTTACGAGGGTTACAAAAGAAGAAAGTTAAACGCAATTTATTTTAAAAAAATATTTAATGTTGCTTCAATCACATTTAATTTAGTTACCGGTAATTTCACCACGTTATTTATTTATAAAGGAAGTAAACCACCGGCTAAGAAAGAATTTAGAACAAATAGTTTTCATTCATTAAAAAAGATATTATTAAAAACCACTGGTTTATTTGAAAAAAAAGACATGAATGAGAATTCTAATGTCTACGATTTATACCATCAATCGTTTAACGACGTGGAATTTCAAAATGTGGCGATAGATTCATTGGGGTTAGACCATTTTAGTAAAGATTTTTTAAATAAGATAATGACCAAATTTGTCTACGTTAAAAAAATTAAAGTATCAAACAATTACGAATTTTGGATTGAAAATTTTTATCCTACGGAAAAATATCTTAAAAAAAATGAAAGAAAACTAATGGCATCTATTTTAGATATGTTTAAAATTAAATCTAAAATAACCATTAAATTAATCCACGATAACATAAAATTAGACATCTTCGGATTAAGTATTTTATGTTATTTGTTTGGTGAGAAATATTCTAAATATGTTGGTAATATTAATTCTGAGTTTTTTAAGAAAAGTAACGTAGAAAAAATGAAAGATAATTTCCCAACAAGAAATATGTTCATCAGTGATAGAAGTGCCCACGGATACACATTGTCAGATAACGAAAAAGAAAATATTGTTAAAATTATTAATAGTGGATTATTTGTAGATATTGATTTTATACAACATGAACTTTTAGATCATTTTAATATGATAAAAAAGTTACGCAAATACACTTCTGATTTACAAATGAGGGCAAGAACCTATATTGAGTTTAAAAGTGAACATAGAGAATTATCAAAACAAATGTCATTAATAAAAAAAGGGTGGGTGACCGAATATATTTTTGTAGACAGAATGATATTGGAGGTTGAAAAACCAATTAATGTTGAGATAGAATTACCTGATGGTGAACAAACATTAGATATATTTTATCCATATATTTTAAAGAGGGATGAAGAATATGATGAAGAGGGTTTATTTATGCATCATTGTGTTGCCACATATTCGGATAAAAAATCCTCAATAATTATTTCTATTAGAACTAAAGATGGTTCGGATAGAACAACTTGTGAGTTTGATTGTCAAACTGGAAAACTAATTCAAGCTAAATATTTTTGTAACAATCAACCACCACCAGAGATGGAGTTAGCTATTGAAGAACTTAGAGATAAGACAGAATATTATGCTAGAATTGGTTTGTTACATTCATTAGAACAAAAAAGAGTTCCTGTTAAAATAAACGGAATTGAGATTGTTGTGGAAGATAGAGAACCAAGACGTGTAAACGATTTGTGGGGTGAGCTTGGGTTAAGAAACCCGGTTCCATTTTAACTACACAATCTAATAAAATCCATATATATTTCTTATATGGATTTTTTATTTAAACACAATCAAGAAAAGTCAGAAAGAAATAGTGATGGTAACTCAACTTGCAGTTTAAAATTATTTTATGACGGAAGTACAATTATATACTCATCAATTTTTGAATTTAATTATCAGAGGTATGGTAACAGGAAACATGTAACTTTTGAACACATGTTGGAAATTGATACAAATAATGGAGATATCAATGTTAAATATGATATAATAAATGATGGATTAACAAATGAACGCACATTCAAAACGACCACTAAAACCAAAAGAAATGATTTTAGTATGTTACATGATTTAATTGAGAATGGATATGTTCGTGGAGAAAAAAGAAAGGGGTATTGGGGGATAAAATATAATAGGTCCATTGAAAATATGTTTAACATTGTTTTAAATTTACTGAGAGTTAAATTTAAATCTGACTTTTTAGTAAACAAAAATTACCAACCCGATTCTGATGTGTTTAATCTATATACCTTAATCGTTGATTTCCATTTAGATATGAAAGGAATTAAGGGACACAACGGAGTGTATGATGATATACAAACCGAATACCCAAAAAAGAAATGGTTAATTAAAAATGATTATAAATTTCTACCATCAATTTTGGACTCTTATGGAATAAAATCCAAATACCTAATTGGTGAATTAAATAAAAATTTTAACAGAAAAATACAAATAGGTTCACTTAATTATTTATGTAAATTATTTGGAGAAAACTATATTGATTATTTAAAACAAATTAATTGGGATCGACATTGTTATGAAAATGTCCCAAATAAAAAATTACATTATTTAAAAAACGAATCGGAAAAAAACCATATGGTTCTCACCATAAATAAATGGGAAACCGAGAGCATTAAAACAGATTCACTAATATACTCCTTAAATAAATTATTCACAATAAGAGAACAATTGGAACAAAGAGGTATTGATTTAAAATACACATCAAAAAATGATGGTGACTTTGATAATCTATATGAGAATTGGTCAGGAATTAAACAACACTTTTCCAGAGGTTATAAGTTAAGATACAATTTACCCGAAGAATTTATTAATGACATTGAAAAAGAAATTATAATTGATGGTGAAATCTTTAAACCAAAATTAATGTTAAATGAAGATGACTTTAGAATTGAGGGTTATAAAATGAAAAACTGTATGTCAAAACAGTTTCCACATGGAGCGATTTATATTTTTGTGGCAATACAGTTTAATAGGAAAAGAATTAATCTACAATATCGAAAAGGACATTTAATACAATCATTTGGAAAAGCGAACACTCCGGTTAACAAAAATTTTAATGCGGTTACGATAATTTTAACTGCGAGATTTAAACAGTATACAAATATTGAATGGAAAAAAGAAAAATATTCAATCATAACTAATTGATTATCAATAGACAATTTAATTAAAAATATATTCTTATTTTTTTTGGAATTTCATAATTAATACTTAATTTTGTTTTATCACTAAACAATAAACAACATGAAGTATTTCTCCGTGTGTAGCGGTATTGAGTCCGCTACCGTAGCTTGGTCCCCATTAGATTGGGAATGTGTAGGTCTTTGTGACTTCGCATCTTTTCCACAAAAAGTATTATCTCATCATTATCCAAGTACAAATTTATTTTCAGACATCACTAAACTAAACGAGCATGAAAGCTACAAAAAAATCAAATTCGACTTATTGGTCGGAGGAACGCCTTGTCAATCTTTTTCCGATGGTGGACTCAACAAAGGAATGGATGATATCCGTGGTAGACTCTCCCTTGAGTATGGAAAAATTCTTAAAGAAAAACAACCAAGATGGTTTGTTTGGGAAAATGTCGATGGCGTTTTTAAAAAACAACACACAACTGCCTTATGTAAAATCATCTCCTCTTTCACTGGTATTGACTTCAAACCAGAAAGTCTCAACAAACAAGGAATTGTTCAAGGTGAAGAATACTCCATCGCTTATAGGGTTTTCGACAGCCAATACTTCGGAGTTCCCCAACGACGCAAAAGAATCTACATTGTTGGATATCGTGGAAAAAATTGGAAAATCCCATTCTCAGTATTATTTGAGCAAGGATGTTTTGAGAGCGTTAAAGAAAAGAATAAAATCAAGAGGGATGAGTACACCAAAAATATTCTTGGAGAAATTAAACTTGCTGGTACAGTAACTAAGTCCTATGCTAAAACATTAGTTGATGGATTTGGTAAAGTATCTACATCAAACTATTGGGTTGATAATGAAGGTATAAGAAAATTCACTGAAAGGGAATTAGAGAGACTTCAAGGGTTTCCTGATGGTTACCTTGATTTTGAAATTAATGGTAAAAAACCAAGTTATTCTTCCGTTAAAGGAGCTATTGGTAATTCAATGACTGTCAATGTAATGTATTGGATTGGACAACGAATTAATTTCATTGACAATTATGTGGAATCTAAAAAGGTTTTGAAATCCAAGAAAATTTAACTATATTAGATTATGCAAGAAAAAGAATCAAAAACAAATAGTCATTTTTGGATTAGCATAATAAAGTCCATCATAAGATTTGGAGCATGTTATTTTTTATTTAATGGTGACATTAAAAGTTCAGCATTGTTATTCGCATTTGCTGAAGGTTTAGGTATTGCCGAAGAAATATTTTAAATATGAATCATTATTTAACTCACGCATTTGTAAAAAAATTAAAAGATGAAAATAAAAGAAAGGCCAACGAACAACTTCGACACGGTAGTGTTCAAAGAACTGAACTTCCAACCACACCCGATGGGGATAAGAAATCAATGTATAGTACAATTTCCAAATGGTTACGGAGCTAGCATTGTAAAAGGTGAAAATACTTACGGAAGTAAAGATGGATTATACGAAATGGCTATCTTTGGTAAAGATGGTGAAATATCATATAGTACACCAATTACTGATGATGTACTTGGTTACCTTTCGGAAGAAGATGTAGAAAAAACATTAACCGACATTAAAAATTTAGATTAATGACAAATGAGTAACATGAGTGAAATTAACACAGACTTACATATAGGTAATGGATCCTATATTAGTATGCAAACCAGCAATTTAGTAAAAACGCAAGAACAATTTATAATGTACACTGAAGACGGTCCAATTTCTTTAACTGTTGATATTGTTGCAGATTTTGCGACAATCGATAAGAAGTACCACGAGATATTTTTCAATATACTATCTTCAAAATATTTAAATAAAGCGTCTTTTGGTAATAATCCATTCTCAGAGTGTAGACCTATTGTTAAAAGAAAGTGGTGGCAATTTTTTAAACCTAAATTTATAGAACTATGAAAACATTTCAAATTATTGGCTCATTAATGATTCTTAGTGGAATTTTCATCGCTTATGCGATGTACGTTGCACCCGATATGGATGATAAAGGTAGAATTACTAAATCAGGAAGAAAATTGTCTGACCTTTTTAAAAGAAAAAGATGATATTTATCATATAAACAAATACTATGGCATACGGAAATAAGGTGATAGACCATTTCAACAACCCAAGAAACGTAGGAACCTTGGATAAATCTAAGCTAAGCGTGGGAACGGGGTTAGTTGGTGCTCCTGAATGTGGTGATGTTATGAGATTACAAATAGAAGTAATTGACAATATTATTGTTGATGCTAAATTCAAAACCTTCGGATGTGGTTCAGCAATAGCATCGTCATCTGTTGCTACCGAATGGTTGAAAGGAAAGAGTATCGATGATGCATTAACAATTGATAATATGGATTTGGTGGAGGAACTATCATTACCTCCGGTTAAGATACATTGTTCAGTATTGGCCGAAGACGCCATTAAATCTGCAATAAATGATTATAGAGTAAAGAACGGATTAGAAGAAATAATCTTTGACACCTCACACGTGTAAAAACAAATATAATTAAGATGGTTACGGTTTCAGAGAAAGCACTTGAACATGTTATTGAATTAATGATGAATCAGGGGATAACACCCGACACTCATTATCTTCGTGTTGGAGTTAAGGGAGG